TTCACACACAAAAAATACACTTAATATTTTCAAAATGAAGTATTTGAATTATTTGCCAGTAGTTATGAAGTCAAAAGATCATCTCGCTGATGGAGTTGACATTGGAGATAAAAGAATTCACATGGTTATTAGAATAGCCTCCGAAGAGGCTGACTACTGGACAAACACAGATTGTGTTGTTTTTGAAGACTTTGGTAAGTGGAAAAAAGGAGACGAGGTGTTTGTTAAATACGTTGAGATTCGAGAAGTTGTTGGGGCATATAGCGAGGGAAAAAACAAGCGTGTTATTGATGTTGGTAATCAGGAAGTTTTATTAGTTAGACCCGACCTTGTGTATTTAACGATGAGAGATGGTGAATTCATTCCTCAAGATGGATGGTGTTTAATTAAAAGAGTTCTTGAGAAACCTAAGACATCTTTACTTATTGTGCCAGAAATGTATGACGAGAAGTATAAAGAAAATGAGTGGGAAATAATTGCCGTTGGTGGACCTTCTCCTGAAAGTGAGCGTGCATACGGAAAGGATGCCTTACCTCCTATAGGTAAAATTATATTAGGAAAGGATAGTGCTGGAATTCCATTAGAGGCAGGACTAAACAAAAAGTTGAAAGAAGAGTATCATCTTATCAGACACAATGAAATATTAGCGTATGAAGTTTGAACATAATGAGTTTAACAAACTAAAATACCCGATTCATAAAATACCATTAGGCACACCTGTGCTTTTTGAGTTCTCTGACTTATCTAAGTTCTCCATAATATTTGCGGCAAACGATTTACCTAAGAAGTTAGATCCCGATATTGTTATGCGGTACTTGATTTATATGTACGACTTAGGTTCTCCAGGTCAGGGTATTCCTGATTTGAAGAGAAGAAAAGTGTGGGCATTGCAATGTTTAAACCTTGAGCCTCCATACGATGATGTGATTAAGGATATGCTCAACTGGAAAATTAAGGGGGTAAATAGAAGGGCAATATATTTCCTTATGTTGATGGGTGGTGAGCAATACATGGTTTGGAAGTCTGCTGAAGAGGCTCTCTTGCGTTATACAGAATTAGAGATTAAATTAGAGGCTGAAGATGAAGTTGCTCAAGCTAAAATAGTTCAGGCAGAAAAGACTCGAAGAGAAATTATTAATATGACCATGAGTCAAATTACAGCTTCAAAGACTCAATTCCTACAAGGTGAAAAGAGTAAGGAACTAGAGGAAGAGTTGACCGAGTTTACTTTACTAGACTCTTTAGGCATAAGACCTGAAGAGTATATTCGTGAATTTGAACAAAATGGTGATGTATTCCCAGAGATAGATGCGTGAAGTAAAATATAAATACAACCGACCCGAAGAGTTCATTGTTGTTAATAACGATGATGAGGACTTGTACCCAACAAAAATAAAAGTCCCCACTCTTGAGGAGTATTATAAATTACCTTACGAAGAGGCAATAAAAAAAGTTGAAGGGTATGGACTTCCTCCCGAAAAGCAGAAGTTTACATACCAGGATATGCCGTCAAAGTTAGTAGAGATTGAATCTATTATCCGTAGAAAGAAACAGATGAAGCCTAAGGATGTTGTGAAGTTAGAGGATATTGATGAGGAGTTATTTAACGATGTTTCCCATTATTCAAAAGAAATAAATTGGATTAAGAGACAAATCAAAAGGCACTACAAGGGTTATTTCTTTTTCAATAATGGCACCCCAACATATATGCCTGGGTGTCAGTACACATATCTAAACTATTGGCCAATTGGTAACGGAAGAAATACAAAGGGATTAGCGGAATATAGAGACAGGGATAGGAAGTGGTTCTTGACTGTTATGTATGCGTACACAACGCAAGAGGCTTTCTATAAGTTTAAGGTTGTTTACCTTGAAAAGAAAAAGAGTTATGTTCGTTATTTCAATATGCAAAAAAGTGTGGATGAGTTTAAAGAAAAGCATCCTGATTGTTATGTAGAAAAAGGAGAGTACACGATAGACACAGGCGAGAGAACAACTTACGGAGTAATCTACCCAAAACACCGAAGAGAGGGGGCAACCTCTCGTGCAGGTTTTATGAATTGGTATGTGACGGCAACCCTAGGTATACAAAGATTTGGAGGTATACAGAGTATGTCCGACTACCACTCTACTCAAGTGTTTGTGGACCACATTGCAAAGCGTCTCCGTAGAATGCCCTTCTTCTTTAAATTAATGACTGAAGGATCTTCTGTTCCAAAGGAAGCGATACAATTTACAGCACCTGCAAATAGAACGGCAGGCGGTGTTGGAACAACTTCTCTACCTCCACACGAGGGTTGGATAAATCACCGACCATCTGGAGAGAGAGCTTATGACATGGAAAAACTTCACTTTATTCACCACGATGAGGTTGGAAAGATTGACCCCAAAGCAGGTATTAACATTAATGTTGTTGATAGATGGAGAGTTGTTATGAAGTGTCTCGCACAGGGACCATACATTCATGGCATCGGTCTCCTCACCTCGACATTAGGTGAGATGGAAAAGGGTGGTGGTGAGCAAATGAAAAAACTTATTTTAGGATCTCGCTTTAACGAAAGGAACGACAACGGGCAAACAATGACAGGACTTCTCACTCTATTCTTTCCTGCCCATGATGGTTTGGATGGTTTTATTGACGAGTTCGGAAACTCTATTATTGAAGACCCGGAGAAGCCAACAAAGAATGTTGATGGAAAATTTGTTTCGATGGGAGCAAAAACTTATCTCCAAAATAAACGAAGAGCGTTTGAAATGAACGGAGACCAAACAGGGCTTATTGAAGAGATGCAAAACTTTCCAATGAACTTAAAGGAGTGCTTCATGTCAGCATCGAAAGACTCTTCTTTCCCTGTCCTCAAGATAAGAAAAAGAATTACAGAGTTGACTTTTGAAAAACACAAAACTCGTAGGTACAACTTTGAGTGGGAAAATGGAAGATGCTCAAAAGTAAAACTTGTTGAAGATGATGAGGGTAAGTTTATCATCTCATATCTTCCTCCATCAGGGGCAAGAAACCTGAAAGAGTGGGACTCTGACTTAGAGTCTTGGAAGCCAGCTTGGACTGTTATGAGTAAGTTTGTGATGGGGGCTGACCCTGCTAAATACGAATCCCATGAAGTAAGCGGTAAGAAAAAGTCTTACAACGCAGGCGCAATGTATTACAAGAAAGATGATCACCTTGACGGAGATACAGGTCTGCTTATTAAGCCAAGAGGAATGTGGGCATCCGATAAGTTTGTCCTCACTTATAAACAAAGAGATGTTGGAAGAGAGGAATATTGCGATGATATGGCAAAGGCTTGTATGTTTTTTGGCGCAATGTTATACCCCGAGATGAATATTACCTTCCTTTACGAAAAGTTTTTAGAGTGGGGTTTAAGAGGGTATCTCTTATACGACATGGATGAAAATGGATTCAGAAAGCCACTTCCAGGAAGGATAACTACAGACGGCTCAAGTAATTCTGCAAAGCAAGACATCTTTGATTGTTGGGAACATTACTTAAAAAATGGCGTTGAAGGAGAGAACCACATTGAGGTTTTAGAGGAGTGTGCTAACATTGACGGCAAGCAAGAAATGACAAAATACGATTTATTTGCTGCTGGAGGCTATGCACTTTTGGGAAGTAAGTCAGTTTACCCTAAATTTGTAGAATTAAATGAGCAGTCTATGAATATAGATTCAAAACTTTTTGATACATTTGATTATTATTAAAGTATGAGCGAATATACAATCTTGTGGCCAAAGGATGATATTGATCCTAAAAAGAAAGACAACAACTGGTTGTCTCAAATTGGCCGTGCCATTTTTTATCGTTACGAAAATAACAAAACTTATTTTGGCCGACAAGATATTGCTCGTTTATTTGAGATAAGAAACTACTCTGAAGGAAGACAAAATCAACAGAAGTATATTGATATGTGGATTCAGCGAGGGGAAGAAAAGACAAGTCTATCAAGCCCTAACGCACAAGCTCAACGTATTCGTAGAAAAGGTTACGCAAATATGAACTTTGAGATTTTCTCAATAGCACCTGAGTTAAAGAGAGTTATTCATTCTGTAATAGGTACTGATAATCAGCGTGTTCAAGTTGATTGTATTAACCCGGAGATTAAAAATAAGAAAGCGTTAGATAAGGCAACCCTTTACGTTAAGTCGAAGATGGAGCCTTTAATGAAAGATTTAGGAATGCCGCAAGTTGGCGAGGGAGAGTTTCTACCTCAGAACCCTGGCGAGTTAGATGTATTCGAAAGTCTTGGTGGGTTTAAACAAAATTTAGAAATTACTTTAGAGAAGTTAATAGAGTTAGGTTTTACAAATAGTGATTGGGGAAAGATAGAGCGTCAGTTAAAAGATGATGCCATCAACTTCAACTTTATGGTTTGTAAAGACTACACAGACGCTCATACGGGCATGGCAAAGGTTAAGTATGTAGACGTAACTAAGTTTATTTGTGCTTGGACGGATGACTCTCAAGGAGACAATACCCCATTTGCAGGACACTTTGAAAAATATAGCATTCCTCAAATTAGAGACTTGCTCATCCAAAATGGATGGACTGAGGAGGATACCGAAAGACAAGTTAACAGAATTGCTAAGTGGGCGTTTGATTTAACTTATTCAAACGATAGATACGGATGGTCTTGGTATTGTCAAAGAGATACTATCACGGATCGTATGCGTTACGATGATTTCTTTGTGGACGTTCTTGAGTTCGAATATATTTCGAAGGATACTCAGTTCTACAAAAAGAAAGATCGTGATGGTATTCACACATTCTACTCAGACAAGTTTGGGGAATATGTAAATACAGATAAGAAGAAAACAGTTATTGTAGACGCTCACGTTATTTACGAGGGGTACTTTATCCCAGGAGCAAACATCACAGTAGGTGGTAAGCAGAAGAACATGAAGAGAGTGAGCAAGCAAAAGCCTCAAATCTCTTACCGCTTTGAAAGAGTACCGGGAAAGGCTATCACAGAAACAGCCATACCTATTTACGACTCTCTTCAAATCAATCATTTGAAATTACAAGCAGCAAAATTAGCTGCTGCTCCAAAGGGTATTGCGATTGACATCGGGGCATTAAACATTAATAGTATTGCAGGTTCGATGTACACCCCATTTGACCTTGTTCAAGTATATTCTCATACGGGTAATTTCTTTTACAGATCCTCTCTATTAGGAGGTAAGGTAAATACAAATAAAACCTTTGACGAATTAGAGGGTGGTATAGGTAAACAATTATCCGAATGGATTTTAGCCTACCAACATGACGTGGAAAAATTACTACAGATTACAGGAATCACTCCAACTATGGCAGGCTCTCCTGCAAAGGGTGATAAGTTGGTTGGTATTGCCGAGATGGAAGTTGAGGCGACTAACAATGCTCTTTGGCCACTACAGCAAGCATTAGAGCGTTTAAAGGTTAAGATGGGTCAGAACATTGCTTTGCGTGCTATGACAACAATGCGCTTTGACAGCGAAGTGAAGGACTACTATGCGGAAGTATTTGGCAAAACATCAATCGATTACTTATTACCTGCGGCTGACTTTACGCTAGACGAGTTAGGTATATCCCTCAGCAACAAGATATCAGCGACTCAGAAGTTTAAAATTGCAGAAGCCGCTGAGACCGCATTAAAAGTTGGTCGTAACGGAATGCCTGAGATAGAACTCTCTGACTACACCATGATTCTTGAAATGTTGGAGAAGGGGCGTTTAAAAGAAGCAACTTGGTACTTGACATACAAGAGCAGTAAGAAACGTCAGTACAACGACCAGATGGCTGCTCAGAACCAACAAGCACAGGCTCAATCTCTACAAGAGTTAGAGTTGATGAAGCAGAAAGGTGAGATGGAGTTAATGCAGATGAAGGCTAAGATAGAGGTTGAAAAAGAGGCAGCCCTCTCTAACATTAGAGTTAAAGAAAAACAAATGATTATTGCCGCTGAAACTCAAGGAACAATTGAGGAGATTAAAGCAGAGGCATACTTACAAGAACAGACAGGTGCTGAAATCACAGGTAAGTTCCGTAAACCAAGCGCATAAACACAAAAACAACACATAATGGAAAATCAAGAACAAGCTACGCCTACAAGCATTTTTAGTGCCTTAGGTTTGGAGAACCCGACTCCTACACCGGTGGAAATTTCAGAAGAGCCAACGCCTTCTTTTGAGCCGACAGCAACTCCTGATGGTGGTGAACCTGCTCCAATAGTAGACACTACTATTAACGATGACACCACCTTCAAGGCATCTGACCTAAGAGCAATTTTCGGAGACTTTGAGTCTATTGATTCTATTAAACAAAAGTATTCTGGCTTTGAAGAAAGAGCAAAGAAATACGATGAGTTTGAGCCTTTAATATCTCAGCAGGAGAGTTTAATGAAAGAGTTAGAGTCTCCATTTGCAAACGAAAAACTCGCAGGGCTTAATTCATTTATCAGAAACACAGGAATTAACGACTTAGATGTTGCTAGTAAATTTGTTGGAAAAACATCCGAAGAGATTAAACAAACTCCAATTCAAGTCATGGCACTTGCTCAAGTTATTCAAGAGCCAGACTTGTTAAACAATATGTCTTTTGAAGACCTATGCGAGGCAATTGCAGACGAGAACAGCACTTACGCTGATGTTACTTTTGAAGACGCTCCAAAGGTGATGAAGATGAAAATTGGAAAAAACATTGCTATAGTCGAAGAAAAATTACAAAATATAGGACAGAATAAAGATTTTGTTGCATCTTTGCGTAACCAATATAACGAGTCTAAAGAGACTGTTGCGAAGGCGGTTCAGGAATGGAAGCCTACAATTGAAAAACTGACTGATTTGAAAGAGGTGGAGTATGACCTTGAGGGGTATAAAGTAAAGGCGCAGGTGTCTGCGGAGACCCGAACTCAGCTCCAAAAAGAGATTACAAATATCATCGCTTCAAATCCATCTTTACCAGATGACCAAAGTATTGAGCTTATAAACACATATGTTCGGAGCCGAATAGAAAATTTAGAAGCAGCCAATATTTATAAATCTCTTATATCAGCCGCTAAAGGGGAGGCCCTTGAAAAATCGGTTAAAGAGTTTCATAACGGATCGTCTGTTGCTAGACCGGAAAAGCAGGGTGGAACTAATGAGAAGAGTCAATTGTTGCAATACTTCGAAGGACAGATTTAAGGAAAAAATAAATTTTTTTATTAATTAATACTTTACCAAAATGGCTTTTGGAACAGCTTCAAATAATGCGGTAGCAGCACCTGGCGGTCTTAATGGCTCCCTCTTATCGCTCTTTGACGCAAGTTATACAACAGGCTTATTAGTGCCTCACTACTTGCGTACACTTAAAAACAAATTCGGAGACAACGGTCTTTCTGACTTCCAACTTTTGATGGGATTAGGAATGAAGCGTGGTGTTCAGAACATCACAGGATGGCACTGGGAGAAGGGTCTTTATGACGCTCCAGTTATTTCTACTGGTGCTGTAGCAACACCAGCGGCAGGTGCTACGATTCAAATCACTTCTGACACTGTTGCAGGTGGTGGTCAAGTTCCTACTGTTGCTTCTACAAACCCACTTACTTTCTTGGGTAACAACGCAGGAGCGACTGTGGCTAACGGACAGGCTTACCTTGAGCAACCTTCTGCATTTACATATGCAAAAGTTGGTCAGATTTTGATGAACACTAGCAACGCTAATCTTCCTCAATACTTGGTTACAGCGGTTAACAACTCAACTAACGTAGTTGACTTGAAGCCAGTTTTAGCGGTTACTGCTGAGGCTGTTGTTGCAGGTGACATCTTCGTTGTAGTTGGTTCTGCATGGGACGAAGGAACAGACCAACCAATGTCTTCTCAATCTTTCTGGACTAAGTACAACTGGAAGACTCAAATCTTCAAAGAAACTTACCAACTTTCTGGTACTCAAAAAACTAACGCCCCACAGTGGATGGAAGTTGAGTACGGAGATGGCAAGACTAAGAAAATGAACGGATTCTTCTACGAAGGTCAAGATGAGGCTGAATATCGTTTGATTAAGCAAATCGCTTTGTCAATGATTTTTGGCACTTCTTCTACCAACACAGGTGTTCCTCAAACATTCTCTGGTCTTGATAACGAGATTGCTTCTCGTGGATATTCTCACTCAGCAGGTGCAGGTTTTGATGTTTCTGACTTGCGTACCGTTGCTAACGTAATGAGCCGTAGATATTCAAGTAACTTGTTCTTGGCTTGGTTGACTAATGAGTTGTACAGCAAGTTGAACACTAGCTTAAACAACATGACTAGTAACAACTACCAAAACGCTAACTTGGTTAACGCTACTACTCAGAACATGGCTGACGTATTCTTCGGTGGTAACATGGAGCAGACTGAGACTTTGTTCTCTACCTTCTCTTGGCAGGCATTAAATGTTGACGGATACAACTTCGCTTTGAAACAAGCTCGTTTCATGCAAGATCCTGCAACTACTGCTGCTAACTATGGTGCTACTGCTCCTCTTCGTAACCGTGGATGGATCATCCCATTGAACAAAGTTCAAGACGCTGAAGGGGTTCTTCGTAACCGTATCGAGTTAGTTTACAAGGAGATGGACGGATATAGCCGCTTCATGGAAATCACAGACGATGGACGTGCTTCTGCTCGTAAAATCGGACCAAGTGACGTTGCTCGTCTATACTTGTCATCTGACCTTGGATTTGACTTCTTCACATTGGAGCAATTCACTCGTATCGTAGCCTAACCTTAGGTTATCTTATACTGTAATAAAAGGGGGAGGGGAAACTCTCCCCCCTAATTACAAAAACACACACAAAATAAAAACAATAATAAATTTACAACTATGCTATTTCAAGATGGCCAAAAATTCATTTTAGATCAAGAGGATATTGACGAGTTGACCTCGGTTTTTCCTGAGTACATGACTAAGAAAAAAGCTGTTCGTATTACTTACAACGCTAATGTTGTGCAAAAGATTGAAACAAACAATCCTGCCGCACCTTTTGTATTTTCGAAACCTACTTTCAGTATAAATCTTTCTAACACTTGGATAGACTATAACACAGGTGAGCAAAGAGAAATTCGTTTCTCATACCTTCCTGCAAGGTATCGTTCTGACGGCTCTTCTTACTTTGAGGACAATCACATTATTGTAGACCACTCTTTTGTATTTAAGCCAGGGGAAGACATGGAACTACTTTGGTTCTGTTACAACTTCAGCAAGTTGTTTAAAAACTCAAAGATTGGCCAAACATCATCTCCTTTCCAATTTATCATCCAACATAAACTTGTTGAGCAGAAGACTAGCACAACTATGTCAGAGGCAAAGACTAAGGTTGCTTTAGGCGAATTGCCAAGTGATAAGTTGATTGCTTTTGCTAAGACATTTATGGTTGTTGATGAGGATGATACTCAAGATGTTATCTTGGCAAAAATCTTCAGCACTATGGACACAAATGCTGAGTTTAAGAAGTTTTTGATTTCCAAGTTTGACAAAGACGCTGTAGATGAGGATGTTGTTTCTCTCGTAGAAAAAGCAATCTCAACAGGTTTGTTGAAGTCTAACGAGGATGGAGACCAGGTACTTATGGTGCTTAACGGCAAAGAAACCATGGTTGCTGACATCCCGTTTGACGCAAAAGGACTTCTAATCGCCTACGTTTCTAAGGAGAAAAAGCTATACGCTCAGTTGAAGAAGGCTTTGTCTTAAACAAAAGATACAAATAATCTGAAATGGGGTACTTTTGTACCCTATTTTTTTTATCTTTGTGTATAAATTAAAAGAAAATGCCTACTACTCTAAGTTTTAACGTATCCACAAAAAAATACCAAGGAACAGCTACTCCATCAGCAACTGTTTACGCAAAGTTGACTGACCCGTCAGGTAATCTAATTTTGAATAAGAGTACCGCTGGTAATGCTTTTATTACAGCTTCGACTACTTCCGCTTTGTACAACCTGCCCTTAGACACCTCGTCTAATGTTTTACAAGGCACATACACATTTGAGTATGGTGCAGTCGCAGGAATGGGTGTTGGAACTACCACTACAGTTTTGTACACTTACTCGGGTGTTAATATTGCTTGCCAAGAATTCAACGTAACTAATGATTGCAACTTTTATCCTAACGGACAAATTACTGCAACAGATTCTACGAGTTACGGACTTTGGACAGTTTCGAGTAAGAGTATTCGTTTATACTTTCCTATCGGACTTACTCCTGCTCCTGTCGTTCCATACTACGAAACAACAACAGCATCAACCCTTGTGGTTAACACATTGGCTACAGGAATGTGGACAGCGATATTAACAGCAAATTTAACAATCACTCAAGTTGATGGTTTAACAGTAGTTGCTGTTCTAACAAAAACATTAAATCATAACGTAGCGTGTAATTCTCAATTATGTAGTGTTAACTCTGCACTTGACCAAATTACTGCGGCATATGCAGCTGACGTGGCTTGTGGATCTACAACTCCTCGTTACGCTCAAGAATTAACTTTAGCCAATGCTTACTACACCCAATACCAAATTGAAAGATCTTGCGGAGACACTCTTGCGGCAGATAGGTATGCTGATAAAATCACTTCGCTTCTTGGCGAGTCGAGTTCTTCTTGCGGTAGTTCTTGCGGTTGTAGTGACTCTAGTTGCTCTTGCGATACTTCTTGTGGTTGTAGTGGAGAAAACATTACACCTGAGTGGGTTAACAACACGTCAAGCGAGTCGGGATATAAATCATATGTAGCCTTAATGTCTCAAACAGGAACTGCTGCACCTACTGCTGTTGAGTTAGAAAATAGTTTAGGAAATATTGTTTGGACTCGCTCTAGCGCAGGTATATACAACGGAACATTATCTGGAGCTTTCCCAATTACAAAAACATTTGCTCTCTCTATTCAAGCAGGTGGGTACGATACAGACGTATTGAATGGTGGCGGTGGAGATATTTATAATTTAGTTAGATTAAATGATAATGTTTTAGTTTTATCTACAACGGGAGATACTATTTTAAATTACTCTCCAATAGAAATCAGAGTTTATAACTAATAGAAGATTATGAATCTTAACGACATACTAAATCAGGTTTACAACAAGATAGGTAAGGATGCTTATGGCAACCTTATTACCCCCGATATTTATAACGAGGCTATTGAGTATGTCAACATAGATAAGATTAACGACTTCTTAGAGGTGTACGAAGAGAACCAAGAGATTACCGACAACCTTCGTCCTTTCATAGTTACGCTTGGGGATAACGGAATTACTCCATTACCCCTCGATTCTTACGGATACGGCATTCTTCCCTCTGATTATTTAAGGTATGGAAGGGCGAGTCGTTATGACTACGAGAACACTTCTACCGGATCTAATCAAATCTATCGTCACGTTGAGATGTTGTCGAACAAGGATTTTTCTTACAGGCTTTCCACATCTCTATTCTCTCCGAGTTTAGCGAGACCTGTGGCGACAATTCAAAACCAAAAGATTTTAGTTAGACCACAAGGCATACCAACAATTAATTTAACCTACGTTAGATTTCCAAACCAACCTGTGTTTGACTACGATATTATTACAGCATCGGGGATGCCATACTACTTAGCCCCAGGAACTACTCATAGCAACTCTGCAACTCTAACTTGTAATCCAAACTTTGTCCCTGGAGACCCAAGTATAAGTGTTGAGTTTGAGTACACAGACGATGTGTTGAACGACATTATAAACGAGTTGACTAAATACTTCATGATTAACTTAAAGGATCTTAACTCACTTGCAGTTATAGACATTGAAAAAGGATTAACGCCATGACGAAAAGACAACTTATAGAATTAATACAGGAGCGTCTTGCTTCGGGTGATGTGCCTAACGATATCTTAGGTCGCTACAAGTATAACACTATTGCTGCTCTTTTGGACATTGTGTTCCAAGAGGCTTCAACTGCCGACAATGAGTTGACTCAGAACATGGCGGTACCTTATGTTGTTAGTGTAACTTGTGCAAATGGTAAGTACACAAGCACTTTACCAGTCTCTCCTATTGCAGGAAACAAGAGCGTGAAGTATGCTACAGACGATTGTTGCAACAACTACTTTGCTCGTCAGACTGAGGACCAAAATATTTTCTTGGGAACAATCAAGAGAATGGCAAAGGCTGAGTTTTATGTTCGTGGTAAGCAGGTGAATTGGACAGCGCAGCCCCTAAGTGATAGTATTACTTTTTATATTATCCCTTCTTTTCTAGACTCGGCAGAAGATGACGAGGTTGTTATGCCAACAACTGTAGGTCCTATCTTTGCAAGAATAATTGAGTTGATTAAGTCTACAGACGTAAGACCACAAGAAGTTATTAACAATACGGTTCAGGACAATGTCCCTCGCCCTACTAATTACTCCTCATAATGGAAGGAACTCCAATTAAAAATATTGAATACGTTGTTCAGTCATCTTTAAATAGGGTGAAGGGACAGACCGCTGAAATCCCTCGTGTGGAGCAAATTGCTATAGAGTGGATGACAGAGGTGGTGAGAGGGACAACCCCTTTTCCTTGCATGAAGGTTGCTCACTTAAAGGTTAATAGTTTAATGCAAGCGGCCTTGCCTGCTGACTACATGAGATACTCAAAGATTGCCCTCAACTACGGAGGTCGATTAATCACCTTGGGTTTGGATGTGAACATGAACATCCCAACTACTATGCAAGCCACAAATTTTGAACAAGTAAATAACGATGAGGCATCTACTAACCAAGGCGTTTTCTTTATTAACCACACTTGGAGGGGAACTTATTACCCTGCTCTATTCGCATTGGGAGGTGGCTTTAATCAGGCTTATTATAGAATTGACCCTACTAATACTTTCATACAGTTAAGCAATGGAGTAGATGGCAGCGATGTTGTTTTGGAATATTTAAGCACAGGGATAGACGTAAATTCTCAAACCCTTGTTCCCCCATACTACTTAGAGCCGATGAGGAACTATATCATTTGGCAACTTGCTGAATTTGAACCTCAAAAATATCCTGTTAATCCTCAAAATAGAGAAAGAATTTATACCGAGTCTATGGCTGAAGCCGCAATGGCCCAAGGTAATACAATTGATGAGATTTTGGACGCATACTATTCTGCTCCTGGACTAAAACTACGATAAGATATGTACCAACAAGGTGTCTTTTTTTACGGAGGTATGAATACTGACGATGAGGATCGTCTTATTACAAATGGTGACTATCGAAGTGCTACATTCTCTCGGAACTATGGGGTGAACGCTCCTTCCGAAGGTGCTTTGCAATCAATGACAGGCAACCTTTTACAAAATAACACAAAACTACCAGGAGGTGTTAATATTTTGATAGGTGCTTGCGAAGATGTTGAGTATAAGGCATTAATTCTCTTTGTTTTCAATGACCTTGGTCAGCATACAATTTGGAGGTACACTGTTGAAGATGCACAATATGAATTGATTCTTCAAAATTCAATTTTGAATTTTAAAAAGACAAACCAAATATACCATGCCAATGTAGTCAACAACTTGTTGTATTGGACAGATAACTATTTCAATAGCTACACCGCTAATAATTTCAATCCTCCTCGTAAGATTAATATCCAAAAGGCAATCCTTTACACTCAGTCAGCAGGAACAAACCCTGATGGATATTCAGAGATTACTTTCAATAATTTAGACTGGATTAAACACCCACCTCTATTTTCTCCAATATTTGCATATAACTCAGACCCAACGGAGAATTCTAATAATTTGAAGAATAAGTTGTTTCAGTTTCGTTACCAGTATGTGTA